GAGGCCGAGGCCGTGGCGGGCGTCTCGGGCAAGCACCTGCTCTACATCGTCGACGAGGCCTCGGGCGTGCCCGACGTCATCTACGAGGCCATCGAGGGCAACCGCGCGGGCGGCGCGAGCATCCTGCTCATCGGCAACCCGACGAAGACGAGCGGCGAGCACTACGAGGCCTTCACGAAGAAGAAGCACCTCTACCACTGCATCACGGTCTCGAGCGAAGAGACGCCGAACGCGGTCTCCGGTGAGTGCCTCGTGCCCGGGCTCGCGGAGCGCGAGTGGATCGAGGAAAAGAAGCTCGAGTGGGGCGAGGAGTCGCCGCAGTACAAGATCCGCGTGAAGGGCGTGCACGCGGAGAGCGAGGACGGCTGCATCTTCTCGGTGCACGCCATCGTCTCGGCCGAGCAGCGCTGGTACGAGCTCGAGCTCGAGGCGTCTGAGCGACGCGTCTACCGCGGCCGCCTCTGGCTCGGGATCGACCCCGCGGGCGCGACGGGCACGGGCGACGAGAGCGCCTTCTGCGCGCGTCGCGGGCCGCAGGCGATGCGGCTCGTCACGATGCGCGGGCTCACCGCAGACGCGCACAAGGCGCACGCGCTCGGCATGCTCGCAGACCTCGAAGAGCCTGAGGACCGCGTCCTCGAGAGGTGCCCGGTGATCGTGATCGACCGGTCCGGCAGCGTCGGTGCCGAGCTCTACGGCACGCTGCGCGCACACCTCGGAACCTTCGAGGCCGTCGGCGCGCCGCCCCCGTTCGCGCTCGTCGGCGTCCGCTCGAGCGACAAGCCGGAGCGCAAGCCCGACCACTACGGGACGCTGCGCGACGAGCTCGCGGCCTCGGTCGAGGCGTGGCTGCGTGAAGGGGGAGCGATCCCCGAAGACACGAAGCTCGCCGCCGAGATGCACGCGCTTCGGTGGCACGAGGACGTGCGACAGAAGCTCAAGGTCACGCCGAAAGACGAGCTGCGGAAGGTGCTCGACAGATCGCCGGATCGGTACGACGCGCTCGCGCTCGCGTGCTGGGAGCCCGCGTGGTTGCGGCCAGGCTTCCTGCGCCCCCAGGCACCCCCAACCGCGTCGAGCGAGCCCACGGCGACAGGACGCGCGGCTGTACTGCACGACGAGCACGATCGCACCGAGCGCGGTCTCGACCCGTACTCCGCGGAGGACGCGTGGCGGGGATGACCGCAGGACGTCGAGCGCTGCTCGCGGTGCTCCAGCGCACGACGGCGACCTACGTTGCCGCTCGGTGCGGGGTGACGACGTCTCGCGTCTCTCGGTGGGCGTCTGGCGACGGGCGACCGTCGGCGCGAGCTCGCGCGCGGCTCCGCGACATCTACGGCGTTCCCGACGCGTGGTGACGCGCGTTGACGTCACCCGACGCGTCACCGGGTGACGGTCGGGTGTTGCGTGCGGAGCTGTGTTCGGAACCGACATCCTCGACGTGTGAACCGGGCCATGCGAGCGATCGCGGCGCTGCTGGGGATCTCCGCATACGCCGGGGGTCCTCCGGCTCTGCCGTCGCCCGGTGCGCGCGACGTCGAGGACGCTCGCGAGCGCTTCGGCGGCCAACTCGCTCCCCTGCCGACCACGCGCACGCGCTGGTACATGGCGGACCTCGAGGAGGCTGAGCACGCGGCCGACCGCGGCCAGCTTGGCCTCGCCGCTCAGCTCATGCGCGCGACGATGCGTGACGGCGTCGTGAGCGGCGCGATGTCGACGCGCACCGGCGGGCTCGTGCGGCTGCCGAAGAAGTTCCGCGGCAAGCGCGAGTACGTCCAGGCGCTCGAGACGGGCGTCGAGGAAGCGCGAAGCGTCTTCGACGAGATGTTGCCCCCGAGCGAGCTTGAGAAGCTCGCCGCGGACTGGGTGATGTTGGGCGTGGGCGTCGGCGAGTTCCAGCGTGTGATCGGTCGCGACTACCCGGTCTTCGTGCGGCTCAACCCCGAGTTCCTCGTCTACTACTGGAACGAGAACCGCTGGTACTACAAGAGCCTCATCGGTCTCCTGCCGATCACGCCCGGTGACGGGCGATGGGTGCTGCACACGTGTGGACGCAGCGCACCGTGGCAGTGGGGTCTCTGGCGTGCCGTGGGCCGCGCGTACATCCGCAAGGACCACGCGGGCCTGCACGAGGACAACTGGATCGCAAAGCTCGCGAACCCGGCGCGCGTCGCCATCTCGCCACAGGGCGCGACCGAGGACGACCGCAACAGCTTCTTCCGCAAGCTCATGGCGTGGGGCATCAACACGGTCTTCGCCCTCACGCCCGGCTGGGACGTGAAGCTCCTCGAGAGCAACGGCCGCGGGCACGAGAGCTTCGCGGAGCGCGAGGAGCGATCGAACCGCGAGATCATCATCGCGATCTGCGGCCAGACCGTCACGACCGACGGCGGCACGGGCTTCGCGAACGCGGACGTGCACAAGAGCATCCGTGCGGACCTCACGCAGGCCACCGCTGACGCGCTCGCGCACACCGTCAACACGCAGTGCATCCCGCAGTTCCTTCTCGCGCGGTTCGGCGAGGAGGCGCTCTACGACGGCGTCGTCGTCGAGTGGGACGTCACGCCGCCGAAGGACAAGACGAGCGAGGCGAACGCGATGCAGACGGTCGCGAACGCGATCAAGAGCCTCGACGAGGCGCTCGCGACACGCGGCCTCGAAGTCGACGCCGAGCTCGTGCTCGCACGCTTCGGCATCCCGACGAAGACGCGCACGGTCGACGCAGAGCCGGAGCAGGCCGCGCAGCCTTCCAACGTGGTGCCGATTCGGCGCGCGGAGGCCGCATGAAGCTTGAGCGCTTCGAACCTCGCGGCCGCGGTCCGCTCGCGCTCGAGCCCAGCGCGTTCGGTGGCCTCTTCCCTGTGATGACGGCACCAACCACCGAGCAGATCGCGGGCGACGTTGCCGTCGTGTCCGTGCGCGGCCCGCTGGTGCACCACGCGGACTGGTGGTGCGACAGCTACGATGGCGTCAAGGGGCGCGTGCTCGCGGCGCTCGAGGCGAAGCCGAAGGCGATCGTGCTCGCCGTCGACTCGCCCGGCGGGCTCGTGAGCGGGTGCTTCGACACCGCGCTCGAGATCGCTGCGGCGTGCGAGTCGGCCGGCGTGCCGCTACACACCTACATCGACGGGCTTGCCGCGTCGGCGGGCTATGCGCTTGCCTGCGTCGGCAAGAGCGTGACGATCCCCGTCGCTGGCATCGCCGGCTCGGTCGGCGTGATCGACGGCATCGTCGACGCGACTGCACAGAACACCGCGATGGGCCTCGTCGTCGAGCTCGTCGCGAGCGGCGCGCGCAAGACCGACCAGAACCCAGACACGAAGATCACCGACGGCGCGCGCGCCGCGGTGAAGGCGCGTGTCGAGGAGCTCGCGAGCGTGTTCTTCGAGCACGTCGCGACGTTCCGCCCGCTGAACGCCGAGCAGGTGCGAGCGCTCGAAGCGGGCCTGTTCACCGGGGCTGGCGCAGTGCGAGCAGGGCTCGCCGACCGCGTCGGCTCCCTCGATGACCTCGTCGCGATGCTCGCGAGCGAGAGCGCTGCGCCGCGTGCGCAGGGAGGACCCATGACCGAAGATGAGAAGGCGCGCGCGGCGCTCAAGGCCATCCTCGACGACGAGAAGTCGGACGAGAAGGCGAAGAACCGCGCGAAGGCTGCCCTCGCCGCGATGGACGGCGAGGACGAGAAGAAGAGCGACGAGCCAACCGGCGACGAGGCGAAGTCGAAGGCGGCAGCGGCGAGTGCGAAGGCAGCGGCCGCGGTCGCGCCGATCGCGAAGTCGCACGCCGACATCGAGGCACGCCTCGCGGCGCTCGAGGCCGAGCGCGAGGACGAGCGCAAGGCCTCGCTGTTCGCGGCGCGCCCTGATGTCGGCGCCGAGACCCGCAAGGCTCTCGCGCACCTGCCGAGCGCGCAGGTGCGGACGATCCTCGACTCGATGCCGAAGCGTGTGCCGAACCCGGCCGCGACGGCGACCGTGCCCGCGACGCAGGGCGCGACGCAGACGAGCGGCGCCAGCACGCCGACCGCCATCCAACCGAGCAGCGATGGCGACGCGATGGACATCGCGCTCGGCCGCGCCTCGGTCTCTTCCACCGGCGTCGTCCGCAGCGCGGACGGCCGTTCGATCACCCTCGGGGCCGACGTCGTCGAGCTTCCGAAGAAGGGGGCGTGAGCCATGGCCGAGCGCATCACCCAGCTCAAGGAGCACAGCTACGTTGGCCTGCCGCTGACGAACCTTGCCGTCGCCGAGAAGGGCAAGCGTGCCTACCTCGACGTCACGACCGGCAAGATCGTGGTCGCAGCGACGAGCTCGAGCATCGACCTCGGCGAGTTCGCAGAGACGCGCACCGGCAACGGCACGCAGGGCGTCATGGTGCGGCTGCACCGCGAACTCGTCTCGCGCCGCTGGGCCAACGACGGCGTCGCGCCGCTCGCCGCGGCGGATGTCGGGCGCATCTGCTTCGTCAAGGACGACTCGACGGTGTCGAAGTCCTCGACGGGCGGCCGCATGCGGGCCGGCATGGTCATCGGCGTCGACACGATCGGCGTGCTGGTCGTGTCGCTCATGGACGCGCCGATGCCGTCGCACACGGGCCCGACGCTCGCGTTCGTCTCGAACGACGCCGTCGTGCCGGACTTCCCGCGTCCAGGAGCGATCTACGACATCCCGACGTCAGCGGGCGTGAGCACAGTGACGCTGCCCGCGAACACGCTGGAGGGGACGGAGGTCACCTTCGTCGCTGACGGCACGAAGAACGGCCACACGGTCCAGTACCGCGACGCGACCGGCCCCACGAACCTCACCACGGCGCTGACGGCAAGCAAGCGCCACCTCGTTCGCTGCGCCTTCCTCAACGGCAGGTGGGTGGCGAACGCCTACGTCGCGCCCTGATGCGCGCTGAGAAGGAAGGGCCACGACGATGACCAGTATCATCACCCCCACGTTCGTCTCGGACCTCAAGACACGCGTCCAGGACATCGCGAACGAGGACTACCAGCGCCTGAAGCAGGACATCTGGTGGAACAAGATCGCGACCACCCTCAACTCGACGACGAAGAAGGAGCGCCTCACCTGGCTCCTTTCGACTGGCCTGCTCGAGGAGGTCGCGCACGACGGTGGCGAGGTCGCCTACGACACGCTGCTCCGCGCCTCGACGGAGTTCGAGAACCGGTTCGTCCGCAAGGGCCTCAAGGTCAAGTTCGAGGAGTTCGAGGACCTCGACGGCGGTGCTGTGATGCTCTCGGGCGGACGCGTCGCTGGCCGCGCGGGCTTCGACGCGATCTCGAAGTGGACGCGCGACATCGCAGCGCACGCGGCCTACTGGCCACAGCAGAAGCTGGCCGAGGCGATCATCGCGAACCCCGTCGCGTACGACGCGAAGGCTTTCTTCGCGACGGACCATCCGGTGAACCCCCTCGACGCGAGCTTCGGTGCGTTCGCGAACGACTTCACGGGCGCCGCAAGCGGCGCCTACCCCGGCGCGCTGCCGATCCACGAGACCGGTGCTGGTTCCGTGACGGCCGAGGTCGCGCTCCAGAATCTCGCGAAGGCGATCGCCTACATCCGCGGGTTCATCAAGATGCCGAACGGCGTGCTGCTCCGGAAGCTGCGCGTCACGGGCATCATGGTCCCGCCCGAGCTCGCCGCGCGCGCGACGCTGCTCACGAGCGCAAAGTTCATCGCGCAGTCGGCCGCGAGCGGCGCGCTCTCCGGCGACATCCAGGCCGTGGTCAGCTACCTGAACCTCGGCGTGCCGATCATCGCCGACGAGCTCGGCGCTGCAATGGGCGGGTCGGCAACGACCTATTACCTCATCGTGCAGGAGCTCAGCTCTCCGCAGATGGGCGCGTTCATCTACTCGAACCGCGAACCCATCACGATCACCTACGTCGGTCCCGAGACCGACGCCGAGCTCGCGCGCGCCCGTGAGCTCCAGTGGATCGCCCAGGGCCGCAACACGGTGGCCCCCGGCCACCCGTTCCAGCTCTTTCGCTGCCGCGGAGCCTGACCCATCGCTCCCCTCGGCCGACGTCGAGGGGAGCGCTCATCGCGACGTAGAGGAGCAGTCGTCCTCGCCGGCCTCATAAGCCGGAGATCGCTGGTGCGAATCCAGTCGTCGCTATCGCAGCATCATGCCGACCTCGTACCTCACCCTCGCGGAGTTCCGCGCGCTCTCGCTCATGCCGGCGTCCGACGTCGACGAGCTCGAGGCGCGCGTGCCCGGCTTCATCGCCGGGCAGTGCGAGGTTGTGACCGCGGACCTCGATGCGCTCCTCCGCAAGCGTTACGCGGTGCCGTTCTCCGTGCCGTACCCCATCAAGGTCAAGGCGTGGTGCGCGCGCATCGTGACGCGCATCTGCTACCTCAAGCGCGGCATCGATCCGACCGACCAGCAGTGGTCGGCGTACGACGAGGACGCGAAGACCGCGCTCGCAGAGGCGAAGGAGGCCGCCGACTCCGTCACGGGCCTCTACGATCTCCCTCTGCGCGCCGACACCACGACCACCGGCCTGCGTGCGCCGGTGCCGTTGGGATACACCGAGACATCGCCGTACGTGCAACAGGACGTGCAGGCGTCGCGCGCGTACGACGAGGACGCCGCTGGTGAGGGCACCTATGGCTGACGGGATGCGTCAGCTCGACGGCATGATCCGTCGCGTCGACCTGCTCTCCGGCATGGCCGAGCGCGTCGCCCCGCGCGTTGGCGAGGTGCTGCGCAGCGAGGTGAACGCCGCGGTCGCAGGCCAGCGCTCTCCCGGCGGCTCGCCGTGGACACCCTCGAAGACCGGGGGGCGCGTCCTCGAGCGCGCTGCATCGAAGGCGCAGGTGAGCGTCGACGGGTCGCGCGTGAGCATCTCCCTCGACGGCCCCGAGGCGCTCCACAACGACGGTCGCGCACGCGGTGGCGTGCGCCGGCAGATCCTCCCCACGCGCACTCCCGCCTCAGTCGGCGACGTCGTCGTCGACGAGTGGCGCCGCACGATGGAGGGCGCATGAGCTACGTCCTCGCGCTGACGTCGCTCTACGACGGCGTCGTGTCCCGCATGGAGGCTGCCGGCTACACCGGCGAGCAGCCGTTCGGCTGGCGCGAGCCGGCCAAACGCCTCGCGGGACGCCGCATCGTGTGGGTGCCGGGCGACGACGACGACGTCGGCGAGATCGGCGCGCCCAAGAAGCCCGGCCGCCTCCCCGCACGGCCCCTCTGGACGCTCTTCGAGCTCTGCACGGTCTACGTCGAGGCCTTCGACGAGGCCGCCGCAGAGGACGAGCGCGCGCAGTACCAGGCAGTTCGCGAGCTGCTCGATGCGTGGCTTCGCGCCGTCTACCTCGAGGCGCACGGCACGGTCGCCATCACCGACATGCGGTGGGTGAACGACAAGAACCTGCGCCGCGCTGGAGCGGCGATCCGCGTCGTGTTGAGCGTCGAGGCGATGGTGCCGGACACGGCCGACACGACCCTCACCGCCGCATCCACCACTACCGCGTCGAGCACCGACGCGGGCACTGACCCCGACACCGTCGACACCACCGAGGAGCCATGAGCCAGCCTGCCGTCACCCTCACCGAGCTCGATGGATCGCTCGGAGTCCTGCCCCCGAGCTCGGGCAAGCTCCTCGCGGTCGTCGGCGTCTCGTCCACCGGCACCACCAACGCGCCCGCGACCTACGCGCGCATCACCGACCTCGTCGCCGCGTTCGGCGCGGGCCCGATGGTGGAGGCCGCGGCTCATCACATCCGCGTGACGGGTCGGCCCGTCGTGGTCGTGAAGACGGGGGCCACGACAGCCGCCACCGCGAGCGCGGTGACCTTCGTGGGCACCGGCACGAGCGTCGGCACCGTCTCGAGCGCGAACCTCGCGAACGACGACTACGAGGTCTCGGTCAAGATCGTCACCGGCGGCACGCGCGGCACTCCTGGCGTGACCTACCAGGTCTCGCTCGATGGCGGACGCACCTACGGCCCCGTCACGGCGCTCGGCGTCGACATCTCGATCACGCCATCGGGAGCGGGCGGCGTGATCCTCGCGCTCGCCGCGGGCACCTTCGTCGCGGGCGACGTCTACTCGTTCCGCACGGTCGCTGCGGCACCGAATGGCTCCGAGGTGACCACGGCGCTCACGGCGCTCCAGAACTGGATTGGCAGCTGGGGCATCGTGCTCTGCGCCTTCCCTGTCGATGCCACGCTCTTCGACGCGATCGACACGGCGATCACTGCGATGCGCGCGCTCGGCAAGTACCGCGCGTGGGTGGGCAACGCTCGCGTGCCGAACATCGCCGAGACCGAGAGCGCCTACAAGACGGCGCTCGACGCGATCTTCGCGAGCAAGGCGAGCAAGACGGGCGCGCTCTGCGCAGGCGCTGTGAAGCACACGAGCGCGGTCAGCGGGCGCAAGTACAAGCGCCCGGTGAGCTTCATCGCGGCCTCGCTCGAGGCGAACGTCGAGGAGCACATCAACACGGCCGACGTGAACCTCGGTCCGCTCACCGCCGTGAGCATCAAGACCGCGAACGGCAACGCCGACGAGCACGACGAGTCGATCAACCCGGGCCTCGACGATTCGCGCTTCTACGTGCTGCGCACGTGGGAGGGCATCGAGGGAACCTACGTGAACATCCCGCGCACGTTCGCGGCGACCGGCTCGGACTTCCGGCTGCTCACGCACCGGCGCGTGATGAACCTCGCGTGCGAGACGCTCAAGCCTTACCTGCAGACCCGGCTGAACAAGCCGATCCGCATCGATCCGAAGACCGGCTTCATCCTCGAAAGCGAGGCGCTCGAGATCGAGACGGGCGCGCGCCGCATCCTCGAGTCCGCCCTCCTCGGCGTGCCGAAGGCGAGCGCGGTCTCCTACGTGCTCTCGCGCACGGACAACCTGCTCTCGACGCGGCGGCTCAACGGCCAGGCCCGCATCGTCCCGCTCGCGTACGCGGAGGAGCTCGTCACCGAGATCGGCTTCTCGAACCCCGCGCTCACCACCGTCTCGGCGTGAAGGGCTGAACCATGAGCGACCAGGTCAACGTCAACGGCAACCTCTTCTCGTGGGGATCGATCCGCGTGAAGTGCGGCGGCGAGGAGTTCACGGGCTTCTCGAAGATCGCCTACGCCGACAAGCGCCCGCGCACCAAGGGCTACGGCATGGGCCGGCACCAGGCTCCGCGCGGGCGCTCGCGCGGCAAGTACGAGGTCGATCCGGTGACGATCACCGCGCACCGCGACTCGGCCGAGGCCTTCCGCGACTTCCTCGCGAGCAAGGCCACGGACGGAAAGAGCTTCGGCAACGTCTCCTTCGAGGTCGTCGTGCAGTACGTCGACGAGGGCGAGACGCCGGTCACCGACACGCTCGAGGCGTGCGTGTGGTCCGGAAACACGGTGTCGAACGAAGAGGGGCCCGACCCGCTCACCGTCGACATCGAGCTCGACTGCATGCGCATCAACTGGAACGGCAAGACCCTCTACGACGGGACGGCGGCGTGATGTCGAGCATCGACCGAGAGAACCTCGACGTGACCGCGCGCGTCGCCCTCGAGGCAGCCGAGAAGGAGCACGGCGAGCGGCGCGTGGCGCTCGTCATGACCGACGAGGGTGCGGTCATCGTGCGCCGGCCGCACCGACTGAACGTCCAGAAGTTCATGGACGCGGAGAAGATCACGAGCGCCGCGATGATGGCGCTCGTGAAGAGCTGCGTGGTCTACCCGGACAAGGACGGCTTCGAACGCCTCCTCGACGAGCAGCCCGCCGCGCTCGCACCGATCACGAACGTGGCCCTCGGGCTCGCGGGCTCAGGGGCGAAGGCCCTCGCGGGAAAATAGCCGCGCTGCGCGCCGGAGCTCGCGCCGACCACGGGCGCGGCGCTGAGCTCCTCCTCGCAGCGCTCGGACGCACCCAGTTCGACGATGACGACGAGTACGCGCGCGCGTTCGCGGGCGCGATGGTGCTCGCCGAGGCGATCCACGACATCCGACTCATCCGCCAAGCCCTCACCACGGCATCGAAGTGAGCACCGAACGCGCCACCTTCACGCTCGAGCTCCGCGACGGCATCTCCGCCCCCGCGCAGGATGCCGTCGCCGAGCTCGCGCGCCTTAAGGAGGCCATGGGAGCGGGCGTCGCGCGCCTGCGCGAGATGCAGGCGGCGATGCAGCGCCTTAGGGCGGGCGGCGTGAGCCCCGCGAACGAGTCGTTTCAGCGCCTGCGGAGCGAGATCGAGGCCCAGAAGGGCGCGAACGCGGCCCTCCAGCAGGGCATCCTGGCCCTCGGAGGCTCCTTCGAGGGTGCCGCCGGCGGCTCTGTACGCGCGAAGAGCGGTTTCGAGCGCCTCATCCTCTCGATGAAGGCCATGGGCGGCCCGACCGGCGCCCTCGGCGAGAGCTTCGAGCGTCTCGGGCGCGGAATCTCTGCCGCGCCGCTGCTCGTGGGAGGCGTCGCGCTCGCCGTGGTGCTCGCGGCAGTCGCCGCGGCGGCGATCGCGGTCGGAATCGCGGCCGCGAGGGCCGCGGTGCAGCTCGCGCAGTACGCGATCACGTCCGCGGACGCTCGCCGCACGGAGATGTTGCGCATCGAGGGGCTCATGACCCTCCGCGAGTACCAACGCGGTGCCGCGGGGAGCGCGGTGGAGCTCATCGGAGCGATCGATCGCGTCGCTGCCTCGAGCGCGGCGGGTCGCGACGACGTCACGCGCTACGGCGAGCAGCTCTACCGCGCCGGACTGCGCGGGGCCGAGCTCACCGAGGCGCTCGAGGCGGTCACGGACGCATCGAGCGTCCAGGGCGAAGAGTCGGCACGTCGCCTGCTCGGCACAATGCGCGCAGCGCACGCTGCTGGGCGCTCGGTGCGTGGCCTCGCGGAGGATGTGCGCTCGCGGCTCGGCGGCGTCGCACGGCGACAGGCTCTCGGGCTCGATGTGCAGATGAGGCACCTGCGCGAGAACGTCGCGCACATCTTCGACGGGCTTGGGCTCGACAGGTTCCTCCGCGGCATGCGCGAGGTGCTCCAGATCTTCGACCAGCAGCACGCCGTCGGTCGCGCGCTCGCGGCCATCGCTCGTGTCGTGTTCCAGCCGATGCTGGACGGTGCCGGCGACGCGGGACCGGCGCTTCGCGCGTTCTTCGAGCAGCTCACCATCCACGCGCTCGACTTCGCGATCGTCGTTCTGCGAGTCCGCAACGGCATCTTGCGCACGTTCGGCCGTCCGACCGTCACGCAGGTCGAGGCCGTGCGCGCCGCAATGCTGGCCGCGACCGTGACCGCGGTGGCCCTGGGCATCGCGTTGGTGCCGGTGGCGATCGGCGTGATCGCGCTCGTTGCCGCGCTCGCCCTCCTCGCAGCGCCGCTCGCGATCGCGATCCGCGGCATCATGCAGGCCGACGAGACGCTGCGCGCCGCGGGCCTGACGTGGACTGACGCGGGCCGGCTTCTCGTCGACGGCTTCACGAACGGCATCACGAGCCGCATCGAGGCCGCGCGCACCGCCGTGACCACGCTCGCCACGCAGGCGACCGACGCGCTGCGTTCCGCACTGGCCATCCACAGCCCGTCACGTGTCTTCGCGGCGCTCGGCGCGGAGATCCCCGCAGGCCTCGCCGTCGGCGTCGAGCAGGGCACGCCCGAGGCGCGCGCCGCCGTCAACGGCGTCGCGACTCTGCCATCGCGCTCGCAGGCAGCCTCGCGCGGGCCGGTGATCGGCGCCCTGCACATCCACATCGACGGAGCCTTCGAGGGCGCGCGCGAGGCCGCGGAGGGCATCCACGACGAGCTCGTGCGCCTACTCGCGGGCGCGGGCGCGGAGGTGGGCGCGTGACCTGGACGCCCCTCGACCAGCCCATCGACTACGCGATCGTCGCGGGCCGACGCACGCCGGGTCTCTGCGAGATCCAGCGCGCGGGCTCGCCGCGGCAATGGGACGAGCGCCGCGGCTACGGCGTGAGCGGCGCGACGCTGGTCTACCGCGGCCTGCGGTTGGCCACCTTCACCATGCTCCTGCGCCTCTACGAGGAGTCCGACTGGACGGCGTGGGAGGAGTTCCGCCCGACCGTCGCCCGCCCACCCACGGGCGAGCGCGCGCAGGCGCTTGACATCGTGCACCCGCTCCTCGAGGACGCTGGCATCCGTTCCGCAGTGGTCGAGGACGTGCTCGCGCCGCAGCAGACGGGCGACGGCGAGTGGACGGTTGAGATCCACTGGAGAGAGTTCCGCGCGCCCGTCGTGACGACGACGCCCGTGCAGTCGTCCTCGACGTCGACCGTCGTCGAGGGCAACGCGGCGCTCGCGCGCGAGCACGCGATCGACCAGCGCATCGCCACGATGAACGCACTCGCCGCAGAGGGGGCGCTGTGACGTCGTCGTACGCCACGCTCGCGGGCCAGCCTGTCACACGCGCCACGATCGTCGTGCCCGCGTCCGGCGCGTGGTGGGCCGACGTCGACTTCGAGCTCGCGCCCGACGTGTCCGGGCGCGTGAGCCTCGAGGTCGGCGGCATCACCCTCAGCGGCACCGTCGACCCGACGCGTGCGGGCACGTACGGCCAGCGGCGCACGGTTCGGATCGTGGCGGGCGCGGGCGCGTGGGCGTCAATGCTCGCCGCGCGCCACTACCACAACGACCTCGGCGTGCGCGCGAGCCTCGTACTCGAGGACGCGGCACGAGAGGTCGGCGAGAGCATCGTCGTCGACGCGGACGTCGGCACGCGCAGCCTGGGCGTCGACTTCGTCCGCGAGGCAGGCCCGGCCTCGCGCGCACTGCGTGCCGCGATGGGCTCGGCGCTCTGGTGGGTCGAGCTCGATGGCACAACGCGCGTCGCCACCGCTCGCGCGGAGTCGGACGCTCGCACGGGCTCGTACGAGGTGCTCGCCCACGACCCGCGCAAGCGGATGGTCACGCTCGCTGCAGACGACCTCTCAGCCATCGGCATCGGGTCGCGGCTCGTCGACCGACTCGACGAGGCGCAGACCGTGCGTGAGCTGACGGTCCACGTCGCCGAGGGCGGCGTGCGTCTCGTGGCTCGCTGCGGGGAACAGGCTGCGCAGAGCCAGCTGACGCGGGCCATCTCCGGCCTCATGCGTCAGGTCGCCAGCGAGCGCCTCTTCGGCCGATGGCGGTACCGCGTCGTGCGCATCTCGGTCGACCGCCTCGAGCTTCAGCCTGTGCGGCGCGACGCGGGATTGCCGGAGATGCTTCCGATCTCGATGTGGCCCGGCGTGGCTGGGGCGCACGCGAAGCCGCAGCTCGGTGCCGAGGTCCTCGTCGAGTTCATCGAGGGCGACAGGACCCAGCCCATCGTCACGGGCTTCGCGGGCAAGGACGGCATTGGGCACGCGCCCGACGAGCTCACGCTCTCGGTGGGCACGGTACTGCGACTCGGGGGCTCCGCAGCCTCCGACGCGGTCGCACTCGCGCCCGACGTGAACAGCAGGCTCAACGACCTCACGACCGCGATCAACGCCTACATCGGCGCGACGCCGGTGCCGAACGACGGCGGCGCAGCCTTGCAGACGGCAGTGAAGACCCTGGGCGGATGGGGCACGCCGAAGACGAGCGTCGACGTCGCCGCGTCGAAGGTGGTGGCGCAGTGAACGCCGTCGTCGCAGACGCGATCGCGACTGAGACAGCCGCGCTCACGCGCACGACGGCGACGCCCTCGGCCCCGTTCGGCTACGGCGCCGACATCTCGTGCACGCGCGACCTCGACGAGTCCATGCCCGAGGTGTCTGGTCAGACCGCACTCGCGCAGGCCCTCGCGCGCCGGCTCGACTGCCCGCGTGGAGGCGTGCCCGATGACGGCGACTACGGCATCGACCTCCGCGGCTATCTCAATCGTGGGCTCACGACCGACGAGGTCCGCGGGCTCGCGGGGGCGATCCGCAGCGAGCTCACCAAGGACGACCGCGTCGACACGCTACGCGTGACCGTCACGCCGACGCCGACGGGCGAGTCGATCCGCGTCTCGATCCAGGTCGTGCCACGCGACCCGACGCTCGGCGGACCATTCACTCTGACCCTCGCGCTCACCGACGGCGGGGCGCTCGTCGAGGAGATGACCCGATGACGCTCGACGAGCTCACCACTCCCATGACCGTCGAGGAGGCCAAGACGGCCATCTACGACGCGCTCGCCGCCAAGGGCGTGACGACGACGACGTGGAAGCCCGGAGCAGTCGTGCGCACCATCATCGCGTGCGTCGCGATCGTGCTCGCGGCCTTCTCGCGCCTTCAGGCGCTCATCGCGAAGGGCGGCTTCCTCGAAACCGCCGAGGACGTGTGGCTCGATCAGGTCGCGCTCTACGTCTACGGCGTGACGCGCTCGCCGGGCTCCTTCGCATCCGGGACGCTCACCTTCGACAACGCGGGTGGCGGCGTCTACTCGGGCGGCATCGGCGACCTCACCGTCCGCTCGAGCGCGACGAACAAGACGTACCGGAACACGGCGGCGTTCACGATCGGGGCGCTCGCGACGGGGGTCGAGATCCCGTTCGCAGCCACCGAGCTCGGTGCCGACTCGACGGCACCCGCGGGCACCATCGACACGCTCGTCACGACGATGTCGGGCGTGACCGTCACCAACGCGATCGCGCTCGTCGGCACTGACGAAGAGACCGACCCGGACCTCAAGGTCCGATGCCGCGCCAAGCTCGGCACGCTCTCGCCCAACGGCGCGCGCGCCGCCTACGAGTACATCGCGCGGTCGGCCGTCGCGTCGGACGGTCACCCCATCGGCGTCACGCGCGTGCGCACCATCCCCGACGGAGTCGGCGGCGTCGACGTGTACGTGGCGACGGCTACGGGCGGTGTCACCGGCACCGACACCGACCCGCTCACCGACCTCGGCGCCGTGGCCGACGCCATCTGGACGCAGTGCGAGCCCCTCTGCATCGAGGCCACCGTGCAGAGCGCGACGGCAGCGACCATCGCGGTCACGTACGAGCTCTGGGTGCGCGGCCTCGATGGTGTGCGCTCTTCGGACATCGAGCCGCTCGTGCAGACCGCGCTCGCGACGTACCTTTCCCAGGTGCCGATTGGCGGTGACGGGGGCTACGTCCGCAAGAGCGCGCTCGAGGCAGTGATCGGCTCGGTGCGGAGCGACACGACCCGAGTCGTCGTGACGGTCCCTGCGGCCGACGTCGTCGTCACGACGGCCCAAGCACCGGTGAGCGACACCGTGACCGCGACTGCCATCCACGTGGGGAGCTGAGCCATGGTGACCGCACTTTCGAAGACCGACGGATCTCTGGGCAGGGTGAAGAACACCCTGCCAGACTCAAACCCCTCTCCCGACCTCGACTACTACGAGACCGCGGCCGAGCACGAGCGACAGAAGGACGCGCTCATTGAGCACGCCAATGCGCTCAACGAGCAGGCGATCGCAATCACCGATCTCGAGGCGAGTCTCGGCTCGGTCTCAGGAGCGGTCCTCTACGACATGCCCATCTCCACCGCGAGCGTGGGCACGCCGCGGCGGTTGAACACGGCTGGAGGAGCCTTCACGGACACATCGAAGAGCGCGTCGGTGGTCGCTTCTCGGTCGATGCCGGGACGCAACGTCCTGCGCCTCGCCGCGACCGTCCAGGGCGGTTGGATGTGGCCACTCCAGGGCCTGCCTGCCTTGCCCGCTGAGGGGTACATCCTCGATGTCGAGATCGATGAGGCTGGAAACTCGGGTGGAGGCATTCCGGTGCCGTCGATAGGGTTCGTCGACCTTGTCAGCCCTGGCGGCAGCGACACTGTCGCAGGACTGCAACTGATGACTGGAGCGATTGGCTTCATCCAGCCGAGCGTCATTCCTCTCGGCGCAGGATTCAGCAATCCCTCTTCTCCGTTCGTGACGCTGAGTCCCTGGGCAACGTCGCCGACTCCCACAGAACTCAACAAGGCCACCGTGCGCCTGGTGGTCGAGTTCCGCCGGCAGGCGTCGCAGACGCCTGCCCAGTGGAGCGTTGCGGCAACTTGCTACCCAACCGACAGCCAGGTGAGGCGAGTGGCCGTGTCCGGCGTCTCACACCCGCAAGCGGCACTCAACGGACGCCCACTGTCCACCATCGCACTGGGCATGTGGAACGACTCTGGAAGCGCAGGGGCAGCGAACCTCTCGATTGCACGCCTACTCGTGAAGTCGCTGACGTAACATGACCTACACCCCTTCATTCCCGCACGGATTTCCGCACCCCTTCGGCGATGCGGAAGAGAGCGCGCCGATTGAGGGCGGGTTCGCGGAGCTCGTGTGGCGCATCGGGCCACCGTGGCTCCAGCGCACGTGGTCGAAGAAGATCCTCGCCGGCATCGCGACTCCCATCGACACTCTCGCAAGACGTATGTCCCTCGGTGTGCGCGCGCGCTTCCCGCGGTGGGACCAAAGCGAAGCTCTAGCCCTCATCGGACAGGAGCGTGGCATACGACGCGGTCCGGCCGAGCTCGCGCATGTCTTTTCGTCGCGTGTCATCCGGTGGTGGGACGACCATCGAGGGCGAGCTGGCGCGTACGCCCTCATCGCGCAGGCACGCGCGTTCTGGACCGGTACCGGTGTGACGGACATCGAGGTTGTCTCGCACCGCGGTGTCCGCCACTCGACGTCGGTCGGCAGCGAGACCGTCACTCGCGACCTGATCGCCTGGGGTGCCGACGGGACCACGACTTGGGCCCAGTTCTGGCTGTTCCTGCACGTGCCCTCCGATCCGCGGCCCATCGACGACGCTACCTATCTCGCGGTGCCCGTGGACTGGACTGCGGCTCACGTGCTTCGAGAGCACGTCGTCATCCTGTGGGGCTATGGACGTCTGTGGGACTACCCGCCTCCGAGCGGCGACTGGGACGACTGGGAGACCGGGCTGACCTGGGATGCCTGGGACGCAGAGGCGCCGATCACCATCACGCACGAGGAGACCTGAGCATGCCTATCCCGACGCCCGGAGACCCGGCGAGCTACCCTGTGAACATCGCGCTGCCTGCCGGCACAGACGCGCAGAACCGCGCGAGTTTCTCAACGCCAATGAGTGAACTCGGCGACCGCACCGCGTATCTGCGAGCGCGCTTGAATGCGGGTGGCGACGAGTTCATCTACGCGGCAACGAAGACGCGCAAGCTCACGATCACGCCGGCATCGATGCTTCCATGCATCGCGCCGACCACCTACATCGGGCGGTGGTTTCCGAGCCGCGTGGGAGGCGCGCTCACACTGCAGCCGCTCGTGGACGCGGCCGAGGTCTTCGTGCCGATCGATCTGCCGAGCGGATGCACCATCTCCGCGGTCGAGGTTCTCGTGCAGAGCGCTGCGGTGCGCACCGGTTCGAACCGATGGACGGTTCGTGTCTACGAAGAGAGCCAGCCGTGGAGCTCACCGGGCGCGCCGGTTGCGACCCAGCAGGGCAGCACAACCGAGGGCGGCGGCTCGTCTGGGTACTCTGTGATCACGGTCGGGTCGCTCACGCCGTTCATTCGGGTGAACGAGTACACGGCCCACCTTGTGATCACGGGGCCAACGGGATCACTGGGCCTCAACGATCAGCTGCTGGCGGCTCGCATCAGCTTCACCGACGGGGGGCCGCGTAATGCCTGACCTTTCGCACCTCGGCCTCTCTGCCGAGAGCGCCGGCACGATCGCTCTCGCGCTCGCCGCGCTCGTGAACAGCGTTGCCTACGTGATGCGTCGCCGCGCCGACGCGAGCGCGCAGCTCGTGCAGTCGCTGCTCGGGCGCGTCCAGCTCCAAGACGACCGCATCGTGCGCCTCGAGGCGCGCATCGCCGAGCTCGAGGCGAGCCTGCGCCTCTCCGAAGGACGCGAGCGCGCGCTCATCGACGAGAACGAGGAGCTCCGCGACGCGATCGACTCGGGACGCGTCATCCCAGGCAACGTCCGAATCGGAGCGAGCCGCCGGGAGAACACCGGACGCCACGCGTCCCTCACGCAGGAGCTGCTCGCCGAGCGCGGGCACCACGACCACCACGACACCGGAGAGACGTCATGACCGCACCTCCCCCGATCCCGAAGATCCGCGCACCTCACATCGAGTGGCCCACGGCGCTCGTGCTCTGCGTCATGCTCGCGGCGCTCGTCGGCGTCTGGGCACTCGCGTCCCCCGAGCAGCGCGCGGACATGCTCACCGGAATCGCTGCGGTCGGCGGTGTCGCGCTGGCGCTGATGCGCGCCATGCTGCGCGAACAGCGGCCCGAGCCTCCCGAGGCCAATGGCCTTGACCGCGAGCCGCCGTGGAACCAGGACGCGTTCGGTCGCCCGCGACCGTGGCGCGGCCCACCGGCGCCGCCTCCTCCGCCGAGCGCGTCCGCTGTCGACGATGACGACGACGACACGCGCACGCACCGCATTCGTCGTCTGGCGCCCGGCGCTCTTCGTGCGTTTTCCCTGTGTTTCCCCGTGATCGAGCGCCCGATCGCGCCGATCTCGAGCCCGACGCTCTTCATGCTCTTCGGCCCAGATGTCCCGATGCGCGCGCACTTCCGTGCGTCCTTCTGGGATGGGTACCGCCAGGGGTGTCGACTCTTCGCGTTGCCGGCACTGGCCGCGTCCATCGCAGTCCTCGTCATCGCCGGCTGCTCACCCTCCGCGCTGCGCACGCACTCGACGATCGCGACCGTGGCGCGCGTGGGTGTCGTTGCCGCGCATCCTGCCATCGTGCGCGCCTGCGAGGGCGCGCTGGCCACGTGCACGGACGACGCGTGCCTCGAGCGCGTGGGCGCCGACTGTCGTACCGCCGCCGCCGCACGCGACACCGCACACGAGGCAGTGGCCGCGTACGTCGACGCCATCGAGATCGCAGCGCACGCCGACGAGGGCGCCGTCGGTCCCGCGCTGTCGAGCGCGCTCGATCTCGTCGTGCACGCGTACGAAGCCGCGCGCGTCGCGATCCGCGCGGCGACCGGCTACGACCTGCCCGCGTTGCCCGCGGGCGCGATCGCGATCGTGCGCGCGCTGATCGGCGGTGCGTCGTGACGTTCGCGTGGACGCTCGAGGTGCTCCGGAAGGAGCGATACGACTGTGCCGACCAGGCCAGGACGGTCAGCGACGAAGACGCAGCGCGGTCGCTCCGTGCCACGGCGGCTGAGCTAGACGCGGCGATTGAGTTGCTCGAGCGCGAGGCCGCGATCGGCGGCGCGTCATGATCCCCGCCGAGATCATCACCGTCCTCGTCGCAGCCGCACGCGCGGCAGGCGAGGCGCTCCCGGCGCTCCTCGAGGCACTCACCGACGATGGCCGAGAGGCCGTGCTCGACGCGCTTGCGCGCGACCGCGATGCGCTGGACACGGTGCCGTCAACGACCGCCACGATCGAGGCCGCGATCGCAGAGCACACGAGCCGCGTGCGAGCGCACCGACAGGCGCGCGCCGAGACGGTGCGCGGGCGGTACGGCCTCGGCGACACGGCGCGCCTCGCGCTCGCTCGCGCGATGCAGCACGCCGAGGGTTCCGAGACCGCGGACCTCGCGGCCGTGACGCGCCTCGTCGACGCGAGCCTCCGCGGCGAGCTCGTGAGCGTCGTTCCGCACTCGCTCGACGCGCTGCCGTCGAAGGGGACGTGATGCCCACGATCACGATCCGGCACAAGCGCGGGGCCACGCTGAGCTACGCCGGGCTCGTCGCCGACAGCTCCGACGTGCCCATCGATCTCACCGGCTACACGGTGACGTGCGAGTTGCGTGATGCGTCGCTGACGCTCGCGTCCGCGGCCACCGTCACGATGCTCGACCAGGTCACGGACCCAGGGCGGTTCACGATCACCGTGCCGGCTGCGTCGACCGAGACGTGGACCGCTGGCAGAGCGCTCCGCATGGACGTGCGGATCGAGTCGCCGTCGCGAGTGGACTACACCGATACCTGGCTGATCGACGTGGTCGAGAGGATCACGGAATGAAGATCACGCTCACCACGTCGCGCACGATCGGGGTGTCGCTCGCCTCCGATACGCTGACGCTCGCGCTGGGTGGCACGGGCCCGCAGGGCGCAACAGGACCCGCGGGCCCGCCGGGCCCCGCAGGTGCGACCGGACCAGCCGGGGCAACGGGTCCGGCCGGACCGACCGGGTCCGCCGGGCCCACAGGATCGGCCGGCGCGAGCGCGTACGAGGTCGCGGTCGCCGAGGGGTTCATTGGTGACGAGGCAGCGTGGCTCGCTTCGCTCGTCGGAGCGACGGGCGCGACAGGACCGCAGGGACCGGCGGGCGCGACCGGTCCTACCGGTGCGACGGGCTCGCAGGGTGCGACGGGTCCGGCGGGCGCGCAGGGGCCACAAGGCGATTCCGGTGCCACTGGCGCAACCGGTGCGCAGGGGCCACAAGGCCCGCAGGGCAGCCAAGGGCCCGCTGGTGCCACGGGTGCCACAGGTGCGACCGGCCCCGCGGGTCCGGGCGTGGCTGCCGGCGGAAGCGCGGGCCAGGTGCTCACGAAGGCAAGCGGCGCCGACTACGACGCCGCGTGGGCGAATCCTCCGACGCGCGGACGCGCGCTCGTCGACTTCGGTGCGGGCGGGACGGATGCGTCCGTGGCGGTCTCGAGCCCGACCGTCACGGGGAGCTCGCGCGTGATCGCGCAGGTCGCGGCCGTCGCGACTGTGGACCACAGCGCAGACGAGGCGCTGCTTGAGGCGCTGAGCGTCCGCGTCGGGCCTGTGACCGCCGGTGTCGGCTTCAGCCTGCGCGCGGTGTGCACGCGAGGCCGCGCGGCCGGTCAGTACGCAATCGATTGGATCCAGATCACCTGAGGAGCACAGCATGGGAATCGGCATCCTTCCGACAGACGACAACATCGAGATCAAGGGCACAAGCGGGTCGCTTCACGCGCTACTCACCGACACGGCAGGCGACCCCGCGATCACCGCGGCAGGCGCGCTCGTCACGACGCAGAGCGGCCTGCCGATCGGCGGCTTCCAGAAGAAGGTCTTCCGCGCGCTGCGTGCTGGTCATCTCGGCGGGCTCTCGCTCTTGCGCGCCAACGGCCTGCTCTTCCACGACCCTGTCGATGGCACTGCGGTGAACACTCAGCAGTGGGCGCAGACGCTCACGACGATGACCGTGACGCAGGCAGCGCCCGGCGTCGTGACGCTGAACGCCGGCAACAGCGTCGCGGCGACCGTTGTCGCCGCGCACACGTCGCTCGCGCGCTTCATCAAGCCGCGCGAAGGAGCACTGCGCCTCAGCGCGCGCGTGCGCTTCGACTGGACGGCGTCGGGCACCACGATCCAGATCGGCTTCGGCACCGCGTCTGCGACCACCGAGCAACTCGTCGACGGCGTGTGCCTGCGCGTGACCACGAGCGGCGCCATCGAGCTCGTTTACGCGACGAGCAGCGCAGACACGGTGACGTTGTCGACCGGCGTCTCCATGGGTACCGCACCTGGCAACGTCCGCCCGACGTTCTGGTACGACCTCGACCTCTACTGGATGGACGACTCCGTCCGGGTGATCTTGTGGGAGTCGAACGGGACGACTGCCACTGCGCCGATCCTCGACACGACGCTGAGCTACTCGCTCGCGCAGATCCGGCACACATCGCAGCGTGCGCTTCCTGTGCTGCTGCGCATCCTCAACGTGACCGTCCCTGCGACCGCGAACCGCCTCCTCTACAGCGAGGTCGCGGTCATGCAGCACGACATCGACGAGGGCCGGACACTGCCGCAGGCGATGGCTCGCGCGGGCCGCAACACGCTGCTTCACGCGAGCACCGGGGCGCAGCACGCCAACTACGCGAACAGCGCGGCGCCCGCGTCGGCGACGCTCTCCAACACGGCAGCGGGCTACACGACGCTCGGTGGCCAGTGGCAGTTCACCGCGGTGGCCGGTGGCGAGACGGACTACGCCCTCTTCGCGTTCACGGTGCCCACGGGGCAGACGCTCCACGTCTCGGGCGTGCGCATCGAGACGTTCGTGATGGGCGCTGCGGTCGCGACCACGCCGACGCTCCTGCAGTGGTTCATCGGCCGTGCGACCGCGGCGACGCTCGCGAGCAACAGCTTCCGCAAGACGCTCGGTGTGCAGTCGTTGCCGGTCGGCGCCGCGATCGGTGCAGCGGCGAGTCCCATCGACTGGAGCGCTGACACGCCCCTCGTGGTGGAGTCGGGCCAGATCCTCCACATCGGGCTCAAGATGCCGGTCGGGACCGCGACACCGTCTTCGATCATCCGTGGAGTCATCACGGTGGAAGGGTGGTTCGAATGAATACGATCACGCTCACGGGCGGAGAATTCGGTGGCGAGACCGCCGAGGTGGCGAACGTCGGCAGCGAGGTGCGCATCGCGCGCGGTGCGCGTGTCTACGTGTACGAGGCTCGCGAGGTCGAAGACGAGGACGGCACCGTGCGCCTTGTCGGCGTCTTCGTGCGCTCGGAGCGGGCGCGGCCGTGACCATCGTGCTCGTCGCGCTCGGCTCCCTCGCGCCGGGCGCGCTCGGGGCGTGCTTCGCGCTCGGTCTCGACCTCGTCTACCTCGCGCTCGCGGGAGGACTTCGGCGATGACAGACGGGCGGAAGGACGACCGCGGCAAGGCTCGATACGACCTCGTGCCGCCGCATGCGCTCGACGCGATCGCCCGCGTTCTCGAGATCGGCGCGCGCAAGTATGCGCCGGACAACTGGCGCTTCGTCGAGGGTCGACGCTGGCGCTACTTCGCCGCCGCCATGCGCCACATGTGGGCGTGGCAGCGCGGAGAAGCCGTCGACCCGGAGACGGGTGAACACCACCTCGCGCACGCCGCATGCTGCGTCCTCTTTCTGCTCGATGAGGAGGAGGCTGCTCGTGCGAGCGCGTGAGCGTGCTCGCGTCGAGAAGTACGCGTCTCGGACGCTCGGGCTCGTCGCGCCGCATATCACGAGAAGGCTCCATGTGATCTGGTGTCGACGTCTCCCCGAGGGGGATGCGTGGCACACGCACGCGTGTGTTGATGCGGATGTGCCGTGGATGTTCATCGACGAGTACGTCTTCGAGATGAGCACGCCCGATGAACGCGAAGACACCATTCGCCATGAGCTCGCGCACCTCATCGCCTACGACCGGCACGGACGCGACGTGTCGGATCACGGGCCCGAGTTCCAGCGTGCGCGTCGTGATCTGGAGCGCGCAATCGAGGAGGAGCACGCATGAAGAAGCCCTCTCCAGGCACTCCGCAGCGCGTCGAGTGGATGGCGCATGCGATCCTCACTGTCGCGCGCATTCTCGGTAGACCTCCGCGCGAGGTGTCGCGCCGAGACATGCAGGAGCAAGGTCACCACGTGCCGATGTTCGTTCGCAGCGACGTCGACATCGGCGGATTCGTAGATGCGCGCGAGCGCGCACACATCCTCGCCGGATCGCCTGCTGCGTCGCCGTGGACCGGGCACACCGTTGCCGTTTCTGCGCCCATTCCGGCATCGCCGCCGCCAGATCCGATCGGCGCGATGATCGAACGCGACCGTCTGCGCGAGGCCGGCGAGCGCGAGCGCGAGCTCATGCGGGAGATCGCGCGGCTACGCGCGGACCTCGAGACGTCTCGCTCGATCGCCGCGAATGCGCCGCCCCCGAGCGTGCAGCCTCGAGAGCGCCTGTATGGCGTGCGCGAGGCCGCGCTTCTCGTGTGTGCGAGTGATTGGCACGTTGAAGAGTACGTCGACCCCGCGAAGATCGGCGGAGTGAACGCCTACGATCTCGCGATCGCAGAGCGCTCCGCACAGCGCTTCTTCAACGCGGTCGTGTGGCTCCTCGATCACCATCACGGGCATTTCGCAGTGCGCGATCTCGTCCTGTGGCTCGGCGGCGATCTCATCGGCGGCTACATCCATGACGAGCTCGTCGAGACGAACCAGCTTGCGCCGCTGCCAGCTACTCGCTTCGCGCACGAGCTCATTGCGAGCGGGATTCGCATGCTGCTCGCGGAGACCTCGCTCGAGCGCATCGTCGTCCCGTGCAGCTACGGAAATCACGGCCGCACGACGGTCAAGCCGCGCGTCTCGAGCGGCGCAGAGAACAGCTACGAGCAGCACCTCTACCACGCGCTCGCATCAGACTTCGCCGACGAGCCGCGCGTCGTCTTCCACGTCGCGCGTGGGCCGCTGCTGTACCTCGACGTCTACGACTGGACGGTGCGATTCACGCACGGCGATGCGGTGAAGTACTCGGGCGGTGTCGGGGGCATCAGCATTCCGATCAACAAGGCGATCGCCGGCTGGGACACGACACGTCGTGCGCACCTCACCGTGATGGGCCATTGGCATCAGTACCTCTCGGCGCAGCGCGCACTCGTGAACGGCAGCTTGATCGGCCATGCCCCTTTCAGCGACTGGATCAAGGCTCAGCATGAGCCCGCGCGGCAGGCCGCGTGCCTCATCGACCGCCGTCGTGGCGTGTGCATGTCGACGCCGATCTGGGTGCGCGACGACGATCACGATCACGTCCTGCGTCCCGCAGAGAGCGACGCGATCCGACAGCGCGTGCTCGGCGGCAGGAGCGAAGCGGCGTGACCTCGAGGCGCCAGATCGCGGCAGTGCGTCGGCGCATGCGCGAGGAGCCGCGCACCGCGCGCGAACTGCTGATCTCGACTCTCACGGAGAGTGACGAGATCGAGATGTCCGAATTGCAGGCGATCGCGCTGTTGTGGTGGATGGAAGCGCAAGGGGAGGTGCACGCATGAGCGACGGAGCCGCGACACACGGGATCCACGTCTACCTCGGACGCGGTGGCCTCACGGCATCGCGTGCGCGCACCCTGCGTGCCCACGGTGTGCGCGGCGTCGTCGTCTGCGCGGAGGCCGTGGACGGCTGGATCGCCCCCACCGTTCGCGCCACCGAGTGGGGCCGCGCTGCGGCCGGCGAGGGCCTCGAGGTGCGCGCCTTCTCCTTCCCCGGCATCACGCGCACGCGCGTGCCTCGCGCCGTGGCTGGCGACCTGCTGCGCGTTCTGCGCGCCGCGGGCGGCGTCGGTCCCATCCCAGACGTCGAGGCGCCCTACGCGAGGCGCGGCGAGCTGCTCCGAGTGCTCCTCGACGCAGTGCACGAGCTCGCGACACCCGAGGAGCGCCGGCACATGGGCGTGACGACGCTAGGCCTCCCCAGCGCGCCGGGCGCGTGGCCGTGGCCCACGCTGATCGCGTGGATGCGCGAGCACCCCGAGTGCGAGCTGTGGTGGCAGTGCTACCAGCGGGCCCGCGAGGACCGGCGCGTCGATGCCGGTGTCCGCGAGCTCGTGAGCGCGATCGGCCCGCGCGTCGTGCCGCACGTGCGTGCGTACGAGACGACGGCCGCCGACCTCGTGGCTGACCTCGATCGCGCGTGCTCGCGTGACGGGCGAGTGGACGTCGAGGCCGCGGCCATCTGGTCGGACGCATCGCTCGAGCGCGACGAGCTCCAGGCGCTACGCGGCTGGACGCAGCGCATCGGGTGGTGAGCGCGCGTCAGTCCGCGGGTCCCGCGCCCGTCGATCGGACATGACCGCCTGGTCGTCGCTCGCTCGCCACACCCCTCCGGTCCCGCCGCTGCCCCGCCCGAAGCTCCTGCGCCCCGCGCCGGTGCGTGACTCCCGAGCGGACGCACGCGAGGTCGCCGCGGCGTGGGCGGCGTACGCGTGCGGGGCCGCGACCGCGACGAAGATCCGCACCGTCGACGGCCCCCGGCGCGCCCGCGTCCTCTGGCGGGAAGGCTCGTGGGCTGTGACGCTGCACGCCGGCCACGAGGCGCTCACGCTCGGTCCGCTCGGGCTCGCGGTGCCAGGTGTCTCGGGCCGCGAGGCCTGCGTAGAGCTCGCGGAGGCACTCCTCGATGCCGGGCTGGGGCACGTCGAGGAGCCGGTGCCAGAGGTCGGCGTGATCGTCGAGGCGTGGCGGTCACGTGCCGGGTAGCCGATGCCACCGCATGGCCACGCCGTCCTCGACGGCCATCTCCGTCTCGATCAGCACGCCAGCTCGGCGCAGCGCCTCGAGATCGCGGTCGACCGTCGCACGCGACACGCCGAGCTGCTCCGCGATCTCCACCGAGCGCATCCCGTCCGCCGTCTCCGCCAGCGCTGCGACGAGCGCGAGGCAGCGAGACACGATGTGATCGCCGGGTCGGCTCGCGCGCACGTCCGTGAGCCACGCGTCACGCTCCCACCGCTCGGCTGCCCCGCGCACCGCGGCGACGATCCGGCGGTCTGGGCGCGACAGGCGGCGGCGATCGGATGGTCTGCTCACCGCGCCCGCCACCCACGTCCCGCGTCGATCGCTGCGACGGTAGCGGCCTCGCCGCTCCAGTACGCGTCCGCGAGCTCGCAGAGCGCCGGGCCCGCGAGCGGGTCGGCTGCGACGCGCGCGCAGAGCGCGGGCCACGTGTCGCCGAGGCCGCGATCGCGCACGATCTCGAGCGCGTCGTGCATCTCGCCCGCGACCGCTGCCGAGGAGCGCGCCATCGGATGGTCGAGCGATGCGCCGAGGAGCGCCGCTAGGGCGGCCTGCGCTTCCTCGCGCGACATGATGCCCGCGACGTAGCCTCGCGCCTGGTACGCGCGTCTGTGCGTCAGGAGCACGAGCCTCGAGAGGTACGCGCTGCCCGTCCGCGGCGGCTGCGCATCGAGAAGCGACGCGGCGTCGGCGTCGAGCGTGACCTGCACGCGGATGGCGGTCATTCGGGTGGTCTCCTGTCTCCGCGGCGCGTCCATGCGCCGCGTGATGCGCCCTGCCGGTAGCGAGCCGGTCCCGATCCTCTCGGGGCGCTGTGGTGCGATCAGGCCTCGACGGTCACGCGGACGCGACCGGTGATGCAGTCCGCGGCCCACGTCGTGCCGCTCGCGCGGCGGCGGCGATCGGACTCGGACAGCGTGCGGACGATCTGCCCGTAGCCGCGCGGGAGGCCGCTGTCCTGTGCAAGCGAACAGCGTGCGCCGTACGCCTTCACGATGCCTCGGCCCATCGCCTCGGACTCGTCAGCGGCGCGGACGCGAACCTCGCGCTCCTCGTGCGAGCCGTAGCACTGGCGGATGGTGACGGTGTAGATGCGGGTCGTGGTCGTCATGTCTCTGTCTCCCGTTTCGTCGCCGGGGTCCATCCCGTCGACTGCCTAGATATACATCCCCACGGTGTATGACGCAAGGGCTGCCATGTCAATTTTCACGATCGCCAACAAAACACGGCGAAAAAAGATGCTCCCGCGCCGATGGACCGGCCGGGAGCGTGGCTGCCGCGTGCCCGCGCGAGGAGATCACGCGCGGGCGGTGCGTCAGCGACGGTGAGGGTAGCACCAGCCGTCGATGTCGGCCGATACCGCGCGCATGACCGACCTATCGTGCTCACGTCTCGTGCATCTGTGGTGGCCTCGCGCCCGCTGCGGGCTCCTCGTCGACGCCAGCGGTGCCGCGTGGCTCCTCGGCGGGCGACTCGTGCTCGTGAGCGTCGGGCGGTGCTGAGCGCCACACGTACGCGATCACCGCGTCCACCTCGCGCTGCGTCACCGCGTCGAGCGCCCACTGTGCAGCGTGGTGCACGAGCCACGCGTCTGGCGCGGTGCCGTGGCGCGCAGCGTGGCGGGCGGACTCGAAGAGCTCGGCGCGTGCGGCGCGCGTGAGCTCGAGCGCGAAGGGGTCGGCAGTCATCCCGCGGCCTCCTCGGCGGCCCTCTGCGAAAGGCCACATTTTGGGCCACAGCTAGAGGGCGACGGGCGCGCGATCGACCAAGCGGGACAAGGGATTCGAACCCTCGACTTCAACCTTGGCAAGGTAGCCCGCACTGTGCGGCCGATCAGGGTTTCGCGCGTTTTCCTCGACGATCGCGCGTCACCGCGGGACCGCGCGGGGCCATCCGAGACAAAGAAAGCCACAGGAAAAGCCACAGCACCGCCCATCACGCGCCGCCCTTCACCAGCCGCAGCGCGCCAAGCGCCGCGGCTGCCTTCTCGTCCGCGTCGACGTGCGAGTAGTGCTCGCGCATCGCCTCGGTGACGTGCCCGGTGATGGCCTTCTGTACGTCTGTCGACGTGACCCTCCGCAGGAGGTCGTTCCACGTGTGCCGAAGCCCGTGCGGCGTCACCCGACGCACCTCGGCCGCCACGATCGCGCGCTGGAGGGCCTTGCTCGCCCAGGTGCGCGAGCGCGGCTTACTCGCCTCGGTGCACCACACGAGCTGGCATGCGACCGAGCGGCGGCGCATCTCGCGGGCACGGTGCTGCTCGAGGATGGCGCGGAGTTCCGGCACGCACGGCACGGTGCGCGACCGCTTGCTCTTCGTGATGTCGCGCGCGCGCCCCCGCCACTGCGAGCGCCGGATCCGGATCTCTGTCTCGCCGAGGTCGTGCCACTGCAGTGCGCTCGCCTCGCTCCAGCGCATTCCCGTGAGCGCGAGCGTCAGCAGCATCGCGTAGACGCCCAGGTCGAGTTCGCGCATCGCGAGGAGCACGCGCCCGAGCTCGTCGGCTGAGAGAGCCTTGCCGTCGGACCGCGGCAACTCCGCGACCTGACGCACGCGCGCGGCCGGATTCGGGAGCTGCAGCTCGGCCGCAGCGTCGGCGAGGATCTCTCGCAGCACGCGGAGATGGCTGTTCGTCGTCGCGGGCGCGGAGACCTTCGCGATCGTGTCGCGCCACGTCACGATGTCGACGGGCTGGAGCGCATCGAGGAAGAGGTCGCCGAGCCTCGGGAGGATGTGCAGGAGGATCGTGCGCCCGTACCGATCCACGGTGCTCGGCGCGAGCTCAGCGCCCTTTCGCGTCAGCCATGAGGCGGCGTACTCGCTCAGCCGCATCCGTTGTGGCCGCAGTCCGGCCAGCTCGAGCTCGAGCGCGCGCAGGCGCAGCGTCGCCGCGTGGGCTGGCGTCGGCGCGTCCGCCGTCGACCACGTGTCCACCTTCCGCTTCCGTAGGCCCGTGCGCGGGTCGCGGAAGGCGCTGATCGTGCGGAAGCGTCCGTCGGGCAGCCTGTAGACGCCGGGGTGCTTCGTTCGCTGCATGGTCATGGAGACGGGCCCTCGTCGAGATGAACGCGTCAAGCGTGGCAGGTCGGAACAGCGCGATGCCGTGAGGCCCACGCCCGTCGGGCACGAGCAGACCGCGCGCGATGGCCTTCCGCACACCCGACGCCGAGCGATACCGCAGGTAGGCCGCGGCCTCCTCAGTCGTGAGGTACGGTGACGTGCGCGCGGGCTCGGTCACGGCTTGCCTCGCAGCGGGCACCACTCGGGCGGCTCGGCGTCGCGCTCCACAGCGCGCGATCGCGGGTCTCTCTCGCACCAGATCCCGCTAGACCGCTCTGCCTCGCACCACCCACACTCACCGCACGTGGCGATCACAGACAGCGCGCGCACGGCGCCGGCGATGTTGGTACACGCGTCACCGTCCGCGAGATCGTCGCGCGTCATCGCGCACCCCGCTTCTCTGCCGCGCGACCGCGGAGCCAGTCGGCCCACTGGCGGTACCCTGGGATCGGCGCGCATGCGCGCGGGTCGTCAGCGTCTCGCGCCGCCTCCTCGAGCGCCCTCGCCTCCACCTCGCGATCGTGCGCTGCCGCGAGGTCTTCGGGGTCCGCGGCGAGCGCGCGTTCCCACGCAATACGCGGCTCCGGGTCATGCCACCGCGTGAGCGCGAGCGATCGGTCGTAGTTCCGACAAACCTCCCGCAACTCCGCGAGCGCTGCCGCGAGCGTGTCGCGCTCGCGCCCGTAGCGTAGCGCGTCCTCGCGAGCGTCATCGCACTGAGCGCGCCACGATTCCGCATCGGCGCGCGCCTCGTCACGCTCCTGCGTGCGCGCTGCGATCTCATCGTCGGCGACCTCGTCGCCATCGTCGCGATCTGCGTGCTCACGCTCCAGGTCGGCAAGCTTGCCGCGAACCTCGTCGCGCTCCGACGTGCGCGCAGCGATCTCCGCGCGCGCCTCGCGCAACGCCTGCTCGACGCGCGCAGCAAGCCACGTCAGCGACGGCTCGTACCTGGCCTCGTCGCCGTCGTGCTCGATGATCGCGGCGTCGATGCGCATCACGCACGCTTGCAGCGCCGCCAGCCGCGCCGTGTCCTCGCGCATGTCACGCGCCTCGCGCTCGGCCTCATCGACTCGCGCGAGCAGCGCGGCGTGAGCGCGGCGCGCCTCGTCGTCACGTCGTGCGGTGCGCGCCATGCGTTCGCTGCATGCGCGAGCGGTGCGGACCGCGAGCTCGCGGAGATCGTCGGCGGTCATCGCGTCACCTCCGGCCACTCACGCCCCATCGCGCACCTCGCGGGCCGCGCGGGCCTTCTTCGTCGCCTTCTTCGCCTCGCTGGCCTTCGCCTTCACGGCGGCCTTCTCGGCCGCGCGCTCCTCGTCGGCAATCCGCTTCCGCGCGCGGGCCAGCACCTGACCAGGGTTCGTGCCGATGGCGTCGAGCAGCCGATCGATCCCGAGCGGTCCGTGCTGCTGTGATGGGTGTTCCTCGAAGAGCCACTGCGACCGGAGCGCGGGTGTGGCGACGATCTCGAAGAGCAGCCCGCGGAGGTCGGCCGTCGACTCGGTGGCGATGACCCACGTCGCGAGAGCGCGCGCGTGATCTGTGTCCATCAGCTCGCGCCTGAGCTTGATTGCCTGGAGGTGCGCGGGGTCGGCGCGCGCAATCGCGACACGCACGATCGCGCGCCACACGTCCACGGTCGTGCGCTCGTCGGTGGTGGCGGCGACGATCGCGGCGGCGAGGTCGTCCGCGGCTGCCCTCCGCGCGCGTTCCTCGCGCGCTTGCTTCTCGCGCTGCGCCTGGCGCTCGGCCTCTTGCTTCTCGCGCGCCCCATCGTCCTCCACGGCCTTCGCCGAGGGCGCGTTCGGAGCCGTCGCGCGAGCAGGCTCCTCCTCCTCGCGCTGGCTCCACGCACGCTCTCGCAGGTGGAGCACGCGCGCGGCCTCCGGCCAGTGGTCCTCGACGAGGTCTGCAAGGTGCGCCGCGCTCACCAGCCGCCCAACGTCGCCGTGATGGTCGACCGCGAGCGTCCACTCGGAGGGCTCCTCGCCGACCCGCGTGAGCGCCTCGCGCCACGTCTCGGCGTGGGCCACGTCCTCGAGCACGTCCTCGAAGTCCTGGTCGTCGACGTCGCTGTCGAGGTCGAAGAACGCGCCCGTGTCGAGCGCTCGGTCGAAGAGAGGGCCCGCGAGCACGAGCGCGCCGCGCTTCTGCGCTGCGTCGACGGCCGCGCGCGCCTTGGTCGACCAGCACTCGGCGTCGAGGCACTGGTCCTCGCCCTCCATCTCGGCGAGCAGCGCGCGCTGGCTACCGCTCCGGCGCGGGCACGTCGTGCACGGGCCCGCGGACGGCACGAGGTTCTCGTCGTCGAGCGACCATACGGCGAGCGAGACGCGACGCTGTGTGTCGCGCAGGAGCGCCGAGACGTCCGTGCTCGACCACGGGTCGTCGACGGCCTTCCGCGGCCGGTAGACGCCCTTCGCGATGCGCTCGGCGAGCTCGCGCTGTTGCTTCTCGTGCACCTGGGCAAGGAGCAGCGCCGAGCCCACGTGGATGCGGCCCGACTCCAGGAGCGAGCGCACCTCGGGCACGAGCTCGAGGAGTCGGAGACGCGACCGCACGTAGCCCGGCGTGCGGCCGATCCGGTCCGCGATGTTGTGGACCTCGCGGCCGAGCTCCATGAGGCGCGCGAACGCGGTCGCCTCGTCGAGCGGCGTCACGTCCTCGCGGTGGCCGTTCTCGACGAGGGCGGCCTCGAGGGCCTGGGCGTCGTCGAGCTCGCGCACGATGCACGGCACCTCGCGGAGGCCTGCCTTGCGCGCGCCGCGCAGGCGGCGGTGTCCCGCGACGAGCTCGAACGGGAAGAACACGCCGGGCGGGCGCGGATCCTGCGCGCGCGGTCGCACGAGCAGCGGCTCGAGGACGCCCTGCTCGCGGATCGAGTCCGCCAGCTCCTCGAGCGCGGCCTCGTCGTAGACGCGTCTGGGGTTGTGGGGGCTCTCGGCGATCTCCTCGATCGCGATGTCTCTCAGCGTCGTCTTCACGGTCTTCTCCTTCGCCGGAATCCCCACGCACCGAATCGAACGGAAAGCTCCAGCGCGTCGTCGGTGGATGTGGCGAGGGAGGCCCGCCGACGCGCCCGCTGTGGGGGTAGGGTCGGCCGACGCGCAGCACGCACGACGGGCGTGTCGTGGTGCCGCGCGCCGACCTGCTCGGGTCATCCGAGCGTGATCAGGCGTCCGGGTCCTCGCCTCGGGCGATGGCCTCGGCGCGGCCCACCTCTTCGCCGTAGGCGCGGAGGCGCGCGAGGTCGTCAGCCGTCCAGGCGCTGATCGGCCTCCCAACGTGCGACTCGGCCGCCTCACGCGAGATCTTGCGGTCTGCGAGCCAGCGCATCGCGCGCATGTTCCGATCCGCGTCGATCGCGTCCTTCGGCGCGTCTTGCACGGTCGCGCCGTCCTCGGGCATGTCGGCCGTAGCGATGCCGAGTAGCGCGAGCGCCGTGTACCTGGACAGCAGCGTGATCGTGCTCGCGATGGCCTGCGGCGCGCTCTTGCTGCCGCTCGTGTCGGCGCCGGCCTCGAGCGCGCACTCCTCGTGGTGGCCGTCCTGGTGCGTCAGGCGGCACGTCACGCGCACGCCTCCGCGCTCGCCGGTAGACGGGACCCACGCGAGCGAGAAGCCGTGCGCCGTGAGCGGCTGGGTGATCGCGTCCATGATGCCCGCGAGCGACGCGTGCTTGTAGAACGTGCGCCCCTTGGCGCTCTGGTAGTCCACGGTCG